TACTACGAGTACAGTTCACGTGGTGATGCAAGCCGTATGCTTGATGGTTATTTTAATGACCTGCTTGGTTTTGGTGCTACACCAGAACAAGAAGATGCATTCTTTAAAGAGGTTAACGCTGCTCAAGCCAAGGCTGCTCGTACAGTAACTGATGGTCGCATTGGTGTTGGTGAATTCCTAACAGATGCAGACCTACTGCTTATTGCTGCAAAAGTAGCAAAGAAGGCTATTAAGAATACAGATTTAGATTTACTTCTTAAGTCTGGTCAAGGTAGTCAAGTTGCTATGGATATAGCAGACCTACAAGCAACTGCTAATGAGTATGGCATTGACATGCCAGCAGCAGAAGCACTCAAGTATGTTGTTGCTGGTGTTGGTCAAAAAGATTACCTTATTAAACAACAAGAGCGTTTGCGTCAATTGTCTATGACAATGCACCCATATCTTAAAGATCATATTGCAGCAGGCGGGACAGTTAAAGATGTTGCAGACCAGTACGCAAAGCGTAAGGCTGCAAAATTAGGTGTAACTATTACTGAGTCTATAAAAGACCCAGATATTATGAATGCTGTTGCTAACAACATGCCAATATCAGCATTTGATATTGAAATGCAAAAGAAGCCAGAGTGGAGATTTACTTCAGAGGCTAAGCAAATAGCAGATGACTTTGCCAATACAATGTTGCAGACGTGGGGATTGGGATAATATGGCACGATTTTTTAATTACTATACAGGACAATGGGTCGATACTCAAGCAGAAGTTAGACCACCAGGTTCAACTCCAGCAGCAACATCTGCAGCAGCACCCGCAAAAACATCTAATGCAGAGCCAGTTAGAGTTACAGTAAAGCAAGGGCAGACCCTTGAACAGATTGCAAAAGAAAACAATACAACTGTTACTCAAATTTTGTCTCTACCTGGTAACGCTACAATTGCTGCTCGCGTAGAAGCAGGCACTCAACCAGTATTTGGTAACAGCAAGGTTGTTATCCCACCAGTTGGAACACCTGCGTCTGCATCAAGTGGTACTACATATAACGAACGAGTCGTTGATGCAATTAAATCTGGCACACAAGCAACAACTGATATTAATGCTAATCCTGTAACTAAACCAACAGAAAAACCTGAAGCAACTAATGCTAATGTTAACCCTATTTCAGGTGCGCCCACTTCTGGCCCAGTCGTCGGATTTACTCCGCCATTTCCAATGCCAGGGTCAACGGTGGAACCAGGCAAGCCTGGATTTGTTGGACCAGTAAAACCAGCAGAACCAGTAAAACCAGTAGAACCTAAAGAACCAAGCCCAGAAACAAAAGATGCATTTGAAGAACTAGGCATGATGCTTAAGTCTTGGGGTCTTGAAGACTTGGCTGATACATATACTCGACTTATGGTATCAGGTAAGACCGCTGCTCAAGCATTAACTATGCTTAAGTATGGCAAAGAAATTGACCCTGCAACTGGTTTGCCTTATAACGCAGCATACACAAAACGTTTTGCTGGTAATGCTGGACGTATTGCTGCTGGCATGAATGCTTATGATGAACGTACTTATATTGAAGTTGAAAATGCTTACGAAGAAACTTTAAGTCGTTATGGTTTAAGAAACATGATTAGCACTGATCGTGCAGCAAATCAAGTAAAGTATGCAGATTATATGACTAAAGGAATTGCGCCAACGGAATTTGCTAGTCGTATTCAATTAGTGGCTGATCGTGTTATCAACATGGACCAAAACATTAAAGATACATTTAAGACTTATTATCCATCATTAACAGATACAGACTTAGTTACTTACTTTCTTAATCCTAAGGAAACAATGCCAGTTCTTCAGGCTAAGGTGCAGGCTGCTGAAATTGGTGGTGCTGCTAAGGCTCAGGGATTAGGTGTTGACCAAGCACGTGCTATGGAACTTTCTAAGTTTGGTATTGATCTTGGTGCTGCTAGAACTGGTTACGCCAAGGTTGCCGAAGCACTACCAACTGGTAAAAAGTTAAGTGATATTTATGGAGAAGAAGGTATTGCATATACACAGCAAGTTGCTGAAGATGAATACCTTAAAGAAGATGCAAAGGCTAAGTTAAAGCGTAATCGCCTAGCATCAAAGGAACGAGCAATGTTCTCTGGTCAGTCAGGTGCTGATTCTAATTCATTGCAGCGCGGTTACTCTAGCGCGTTTTAACTAATATCCCTACCCTGACCGACCAGCCCAGGGGGGCGTATAAGACTGGGAGTAGAAGCCAGCCTAGGTTCCCCAACCTAGAACTGTGGTCTGCGATTCAACTAATGAGAATGGGAGAACGGTTGCTATGAGCAACAACTACTGGGACGAAGACGAAGATAACGATACAACAGATGTGCAGATGGACGGCAGCGATGCGATGAAGCAATTGCGTAAAGCAAAGCGTGCCGATGAGAAGCGCATCAAAGAACTTACTGAAAAACTTGAAACCTTTGATAGGGCGCAACGTGAATCCGTTATCAAGAAAGTCCTAGAAACGAAAGGCGTAAGTCCAAAGGCTGCACGTTTAGTAGCACGTGAACTAGAAGGCGATATCAACGAGGATGCTGTAGCAAACTGGATTGATGACAATGCTGAAGTTTTCGGATTACAAGTACAGCAACAGGAACAGCCAAGAAACACAATTGATCGTGCGGCACTACGCCAGCAGGATATTGTAACTCAACAGGCTTTTACGCCTGACCGTGCAGATGATGCATTGCTACGTCTTAACAACGCTTCAAGCGCTGAAGAGATCATTGCAATGATTCAATCTGGCGAATTTCAATAAAACTCAACCGAACTAATACCCTCAGAAGGAGGTGCAATAAATGGCTAATGCATATGTATCTACCGCTTCCAACTCGCTTGGAGGTACAGTAGGAGCAGCAGGTCTCGTCCAGAAGGCATATGATCGTCTGATTGAGTTCGCACTACGTGCGCAACCACTCATCCGCTCAGTCGCAGATAAGACTCCAGCCCGTCAAAGCATCCCTGGTTCATCAGTTGTCTTGCAGCGTTACGTTGACTTGACACAGAACACTGCTTCACTTACAGAAACAGTTGACCCAGATGCTGTAGCAATGGCTACACCAACATACACCACAATCACACTCGTTGAGCGTGGTAACGCAGTACTCGTAACACGTGCGTTGGAACTCTTCTCTCTTGCAGATGTAGACCCAGCAATCGCTAACATCATTGCGTTCAACATGGCAGACTCACTTGACACAGTAGCGCAGAATGTTCTCGCTGATCGTGCAACAGGTTCTATCATTAACGGAACAGCAAACACAGGAACAACCAACGTCTTCTACGGCGGATCAGCAACAACTTCAAGCGCTCTTACTTCATCAGATGTTTTCACATCTGCTATTGCTCGTAAGGTAACTGCTAAGTTGCGTGCTAACAAGGCTATCCCACGCAAGGGTTCACTCTACTGGGCTGGTATCCACCCAGAAGTTGCTCTTGATCTTCGCGCTGAAACAGGCGTAGGATCATGGCGTCAGCCACATGAGTACCAGTCAAATGAAAACATTTGGGCTGGAGAACTCGGAACATACGAAGGTGCATTCTACGTAGAGTCACCACGTCTGTTCTCAAACAAGACAGGTGCAGATCGTACAGCGCTTGCAACCACTTCAGTAACTGTAGCAGGAACATCAGGCGGAACAACACTTGGTGTTGCTTCTTCTTCGACTATTGCTACAACTGCTCAACCTGGTGACAAGATTTCTGGAACTGGTATTGCATCAGGTGCGCTTATTACAGATATTGCAACAGAAGGTTCAACTTCTACAATTACAGTAAGCATTGCACACACTGCTGCGGTAACAGCAACAACAGTTATTACTGTTACACCTGAAACAAAGGTATTCAATACATACTTCTGTGGACAGCAAGCATTGGCTGAGGCCGTTGCTGAAGAGCCACACGTAGTTATTGGACCAGTTGTTGACAAGTTGATGCGTCATCGTCCACTCGGATGGTACGGCGTACTTGGTCAGGCTATCTACCGTCAAGAAGCACTCTACCGTGTAGAAACTTCTTCTTCAGTTAACTTTGTATAAGAGTTGATTGACGGATAAGCAGGAGCAGGAATGTTCCTGCTTATCAGTAAATTAATTTAGGAGATCAATGACTACATATTACCTAACTACACCAACAGAAGAATATGGTCCAGCAGGCGGTGGACGTTTATTCATTCGTTATAAATTGACACGCGGTAAAAGTTTACAACGTAGAAATGGTGTGTGGTCTGAAACAACTTTCCCTACCGAAGATGTAATTGCAGCAGCCGACATATTTTATTTAGGTGG